GTACTACTGCTTGTAAGTGGGATACTGTAATTCCCTTTGATAATAAAGGTATAATCAAAAAAGACGAACTTGAAAAGGCTCTATCCGAGGGAGCAGGATTGTGTACCATTATCGGAGTAAATAATGAATTGGGCATTATTCAAAACATCAATGCTATTTATGATTTATGTCATAAGTATAATTGCAAATTACATACTGATTTAACCCAAGCATTTTCACATATTGATATTTCTAAACTCAAATACGATTATGCTTCTTTATCAGCCCATAAATTTGGTGGCTTACAAGGAGTGGGGACATTACTTTGTAATAGCCCCATCAATTCTTTTATTATTGGAGGACATCAGCAAGGCTCTATGCGTGGTGGCACATATAATCTTCCCGGAATCATCTCAATGGGCAAAGCTTCAGAACTCTACAACTACTCTCCTGAAAAAGACAAGTGTTGTAGAGAAATCCAGAATAAATTCTATAATGCTTTCTCACAAATGACAGATGTACATTTTAACACAGATATAGAACACTCCATATCATCAACTCTAAATGTTGGATTTAAGGGTGTTGAATCCGAATCTCTCATGTTATTACTTGATATGGATGGTATTTGTGTATCAGCAGGTTCAGCTTGCAATAGTGGCTCATTAGAACCTAGTCATGTATTAAAAGCTATCAACTGTCCAGAAGAATATATCTACAACAGTATCAGATTAAGTTGGGATGATACACTTACTAATGAAGATGTAAATTATACAATTGAAAGAATTATGAATAATGTAAAGAAAGTTAGAGGTTATATATAATATGATTACAACAGTTAAATTTGCAAAAGTAAGACCCACAGCAGAAATACCCACAAAGAGAGTTGAAGATGCAGGGTATGATATCTATGCTGACTTTGAAGAAGACTATATAATTGTTCCTCCCCACAAAACAAAAATGATACCCACTGGTATAGCTTCAGCTTGCGATACAGATTATTGTTTTATCCTCAAGGAGAGAGGTTCAACAGGCAGCAAGGGTATTGCTCAGAGATGTGGAGTAATAGATTCAGGATATCGGAATGAGTGGTTTGTCCCTATTACCAACACAACGGATAAGACTTTATATATTGCAAAGAATACTTCTGATATAAATGTTAATAATAAAGATAGTTTTGCATATCCTTACGGAAAGGCAATAGCACAAGCAATTATAATTCCCGTTCCCCAAGTTGACATAGAGGAATATACATATGATGAACTGAAAGCAATCCCATCACAAAGAGGAAATGGAGCATTAGGAAGTAGTGGAAAATAA